AGCGTTTAATACGCTTGGCTGGCTTACTGCTCCCACATTATATGTCAAACTTGATGCTGCGAGTTTATTGAACACGCCAACTAAGGCTGTTTCAATTCCATTGAGATTTCCCTCATTGTCAAACAGGGGTACTGTGATGATAATCTTAAAATTGGCTTTAGGAGCAATAGTGTTGTGTTGATTATTGCTTGGCTCTAAATAAGGTGAATCTGGTGCAACGATGACTGAATTGGCAAGAACTGTAGCTGGTGGAAAAGCAAAGACCTGGTAGACTGCGTTATCTACTAAAGCAGATGCAATCGTGGTTCTAAGAGTTGTAAGAGCAACTGACATTATCCGACCATCGAGTTAGGGCTAATCGCGTGAGCTAATAAACCTCGAACGCGAGCCAACAATGTATTGCCCATGCGATATGGGCTAGGAGTAAAGTCAGGCGATACGCCGCCTGAGTTAGATACCTGACGAGCCTGCCAGATGTCTACTGAAATCATGAGGGCTGCTTCTTGAACTGCTGAATCTGTTGTCCAGTCTGTGTAATTTGTTGCTGTAACTGTGCCAAAAGGTTGAACTGGATGCTTTGGCTTAATTGCGCCGTGATTTGTTGCCATTGAAATTGAATCAACACCAACTGCTGTAATTACTTTGCTTCCATTGAAACTGCTGCCACAGTTAGCAATCGTGACAGTCTGCCCTACATAATAAACATCTACTAAAGGTTCGCTAAAATAAAGTGTTCCTTCTCCAACAATGCTGCTGTGAGATACAACTATTTGGCTATTTGTCCATAGCATTGGAAGAATGACGGCATCAGCTGCATCGCATGTTTGTTGTAGGGTGGCATCAGCGTATAGCGAGCCAACACCTAGTGCTGAGCGAAGTTCTGCAACTGTGCAAAGTGACATTCTTAATCCTTTCTAAAGACTGGGAGTGGAGCAAGGGCTGCGCCCCACTCCCAGCGACTTAGGGTATTGCTATTAAGCTAGGTTGAAGCGGCGTACGCCAACTCCACCCTTCAAAACGCCAATCGCTAAATAACCATAGAGGCAAATTTCCACCTCTGACGATGTTAAAACATTGACTCTTAGTTGGGTCGTAGGGCTTTCCCAAACATATACAGATTCTGGTGCAACCAAGAATGCTGATTCATCAACAATTCCTGATACTGCAATGTTGTGATCCACGATCAATGAAGTGCCTAGTACATTTCCAACAACGCTTGTAGGTACGACTGCACCAGAAGCATTTTGTGTTTGACCTTGTGCCGCGTATAGAGGACGTGAAGAACCATCCACGTATCCGTTTATTGCCGCCCATTGGTCGGTAGAGGCTACAAGCTTGTTAGCGTAATTTCCGCCAGTTGCTTTGTAAGCTGCTGCGGATTCAACTGCGATGTAAGACTGAAGTCCTGCTGCTGTTGCTGCAACACCTGTTGCTGCTGTACCAGAAGCTGTGAATGCTGCAATAAGTGCTGCATCTGTTGCCTTCTCGTAAGCCTTACGCATTTCTGTCATAAGCAAGTCCATGAATGCAGGAGAACTGCGGTCAAGCAAAATTGTGGAAATACGATTTAGACCTGAATACTGCTTTACAGTAACTGTGTCATAAGTCGATGTCATTCCTGTTTCGCTTGGAGCTGATGCTTCTGAAGTTTCAGCCACAGTTGGAGCGGTTCCTAATTTTGGAATCGTAAAACTCATTGATGAGTCAGGCAAAGCTTGACGTGTTACAGCTTCAAATGCTGGACGACCAGTAAATGTTGTTGTAACAAACTGTTGTAGGTGTCCTGGCAATGTAAGACCAGTATTTGTAGAAGTCGAATCATCGGCTGCTAAAATTGTGCGACGCGCATTGTCGTCACCCATTGCTGCCTTGATCTGTGCATCAAGATATTGTCCTGATGTAAGTGGTGCAACGCGCTCGCGCACGTTTGTTACAGACACAGTTGGACGAGCAGCTTCAACCGCTGCTGCTTCCACTTCTGGTGCTGCAACAGCTTCTGGAGTATTCTCCACAGCTATCTCGCTTTCTGTTGGTTGGATTGTTTCTGCAACTTCTGAAACTTCTTCAGATTCTTCCGCTGCAATTTCGGTCACTTGTGAACTGCGGAAAGCAGGCTCTGTGACCAAACTGACTTCCATGAGCTTAGCTTGGCTAACATGGATGATTCCTTTTTTGCTTGATGATTTAATAACTTCAACACCAACAGACAACCCAGCTTGTAGTCCTTCGCTTGCAAGGATAAGCGCATCTGTTCCGCGTGATGAATTACTAATCTTAAATGATGCGTAAATTGCATCATCTGTTTCTGTAAAAGATTGAGCGCGACCTAATGGTGCCTTGACATCGTGTTGGCTTAATAGCTTCACAGTCTTTGGTTCTGGAATTTCTATTGATCCACGCTCAAATATAACTTTGCCAGCAGATGTATTTCCAACTTCGTTTCCTAGTGGAACAATCTTTCCGCTGATCTGTCTTGTTTCGCTTGATGCTTGAACATCAGCAGCGAAGGCTGCATCGAAGGTAATCTTCACGATGTCATCCCCTCATTTCCGTTAGGTGTTTGATCTGTCATTTCCATCGCTTGTTCTACTGTGATGAGTCCAAGTGAAAGCAGTTTTTCGATAACTAAAAGTTCTTGTAATGGGTCTTGGCGTAAGAATGAGTCGTTGATTGCAAATTTTACAACGTTCCCTCTAGCGGTAACGTCATCCATGCTGAGTCTGTCCTCAATGGCAGTTATGAAAGGTTGCAGAGAATACGCGACAAAATCTTTGCGAGAATCTAAGACGTTTGTATATGTATAACTAGAGTTCATGTCTGCTGATACATAGATTGCTGGAACGTTACACATTCTTGCAATTTCAGTTGCCATGAATTGTTTTGCTTCGTCATACATCATATCTTTTGGAGAATATGAAGTAGTTACATAATCCAATGTGCTTGTGAGATATGCAGTTGCGCGATTTTGACGTGCAGTTTTCCAAGCGTTTAATAATCCAGAAACTTCTTTAGGATCAAGGTCAGCCCCTGAGTTCTTGATGAAGCCAGTCGGTTGTGGTGAGCTGGAAGCAATCGCTGATGCTTTATCTAAATCAATAGCAGTCTGAATAGTACGCGCTCCGCGTGACAAGATACCTTCGTCACCTAAAGTCTGGAAAGTAATTAAAGAACCAAGACCTTCCATTGGAACAGCAGCACCATTAACGTAGTATTGAGTAATGTATTGATTGTCAATATCTAAATCAAAAGTAACGCGAGTATTAGCAATCCATTCAAACCTCGCTGGACGTCCATCGTCCGCATACAATTCAACGCATTTCCAATAACTGACACCATATAGCATGAGGCTTTTAACTGTGTTGCCAATGGTTACTGATCGTGGTTGCGATTTGGCTGGTTGTTCTAACCATAATGGCGAACCAAGTTCTTCACCAGTTGATTTGCGATATAACTCTAAAGGGATACTGGCGATTGTTCCGCTTACTAAATTAACGCATCTGGCGACTGAGGGAACCGACATCGCATCTGACTGGCGCATAGTCATAACGCCATAGTTATAGAAATTGTAATTTTCGCTCATTACCTGCGGAGCGTATTGCGCTTCAATCTTATTGCGCGAGAAAATACCCATTTAGACATAATACCATACTTTGTCTAATTCTTGACAATTTAAGTACTTTGTGTCTAGGCAACAATTTGTGGCTTCGATTGTGGCTGAGACAATCGGCTTACTAACATTGCAAGTGAAATCGGCCCAACAATCGGGCCAGCGCTGGCTTTGCGAATAATACGCCACGATGAATCGGTGCTTTTAGCTCCACAGTTATTCATCTGGTCATCCAAGATTTGTTGGCCTGCATGAACAATGCGCCGATTGTCAATCGAATCTTTCAAAGTCGAACAAGCGGCATAGAACTCAGCTCCGACAATGGTTTCCACCATTACTCCAGAGTTTTGGAGTCTTTCGGCTACTGCGAGCGTTGTGTAACGATCGTACAAAACAACTCTCGGTTTGTACTGATCGCACCAGGCTTTAATGTCTGCTGCAATCTTCAATTCATCTACAGAGATGTTAGATTCCCATGTTTGAACCAAAGCAACACCGATTCGACCATCTGGCAAGATTTGCCCAGCCATGAGAGCTGCATTTCGCCTACTCATGTCAATATCAAAAGCGAACATAGTTAAAGGACCTGGAAACATCTCCATTGACCTGTCGCAAATATCTTCCCATGAACCTGGAGTCCAAGGTGATGACAATGACGAGACCCATTGACACAAACTTTCAGTTCTTGCAGCTTCTATTGTTGAAGTTGCAATCGTCTCCTCGATGGCTTCCTCGGAAATCAAATAGCCAAGGCTCGGATTAGCCATTGCCCATGCTTTACGATCCCAGATGTCACAGAATGGCGGTGCGCTGTATTCGTAGAACCCGAGAGACTTTGGTGGGTAATTAAGACATTGTTCGTGCAGATCGTTAAGCACTTTTGAAAACGCATCGCCCGCGTTAGATGTAAATATGCGCTGGGAGTTGGCTCTGGTCAATGTAACGCTCTTTGAAGCATCCATCGCCACTTCAGATACTTCGCGTAGCTCATCAATCCATAAAAGGTCAGCAGAACGTCCACGCGCTCCATCTGATGTAGCTGCTACAACTTCAATCTGCCCACCAGATTCCAAGATAATGCGTTCTTGACCATTGGTGCGATACACACCTTTCTTAATATCGCCGCCTTTCAGCTGGCATCGAAGCCAATCGTTGCGTTCAATGATATCTACCATGATGTTGAAGGATTTCAAAGCCATTGCTCGATTAGAGGACATGATCAAGATATCTTTTTCACCAAAGCAAAATAAACCTGCCAAAACTCTCATTCTAGCCAAATGGCTCTTTCCTGATTGTCTGGCAATAAGTAACAAGATGCTGCGCTTAATAAACATGTTATTTTTATCAACAGTCAGCATATCTTTCAGGATTAAGTGCTGCCATGCTAATAATGGCTGACCAATCTTCTCAGCGAATTGTGCTACTTCATCAACTCTGGATTTGCCCTTAAGCCAAGGGCTGTGAAGCCTAGGTTTTAAATCCCCTACAAGCTTCTTTTTAGACTTGGACTGAGTTGTCATAATTTAGGTTTAGGCTGGCCAGACATAGGACCAGCCTGGACTGTACTGGTCGTTTTCGGGTACAAATCCTCTTG